GCTTGTGGATAAGCTGGAAACAAGTAAAATCAACGACATGGCCCAGGATTCGAACTCAGATACGTGCCGGGTTCCAAGAGTAGGCGTAACGGCCGAATCCGCGCAAACGCTCACTTGATCGGTGGGCGTTTTCGTTTCAGGAGCAAACCATGAAATCCAAAGGCAAAAAGACCAAAGGTACCGGCAAACGTGGTTGTTAGTAGACACTAACTAGTTAGCATGCGCTAACATATGGCGTGACTCATAAACAACGGTGATCTATGTCTCGCCCGAAGGGTTCGCCCAACAAAGCGACTCACAACGCACGAGAAGCCATTGCAGCGCTTGTAGACAACAACGCCCATAGGCTAGAGGGCTGGTTGGACGCGATTGCAGCAGACGAGAAACTAGGCCCAATGGCGGCCTACAAGTGCATGATGGACGTGATTGAGTACCACATTCCAAAGCTAGCCCGTACAGAGCAGACCATCACAGGTCCAGACGGCGGGCCGATCAAGCAGCATTGGACGGTGGAGATGGTGAGGCCGAAGTGAGGCTCTGCGATCGAGTGAAGACTGCTGTGGAGCGCGACAAGGCTGACGCATTGGCTTGGATCGCGCCATCTATTGAGCGAGTCTTCACGCCAGAAAAGGTAGTTCACGCAGAGCCGCTTGGTAGTTCACGCCACGGCAAGTACAAAGACCCGGAAGCGCGCAAAGCGTATCGACGCGCTTGGTACAAGGCAAAGCGTGCCCAGCCTCCAAATCCCTAAGAATTGGATCGAGAAGTCACCTTACAAAGGTAAGGTGGTGGATGGATGCGTGATAGTCACTGAGTGGATATTGGTCGAATGGGTCAAAGATCAGCCGGCTAGGACATTCATCAGCGGCTTGGATCAGGTCAAAGCCAAGTGGTTGGAGTGGGATGCCAAGCCTTCAGATACCTGAGAAGCTAGAGGGCCTCCTAAGCCCCAATAGCTACAAAGTCATCTACGGCGGCCGGGGCTCGACCAAGTCATGGTCGGTAGCGGAAGTCCTAGTGATGCGGGCCACTATGGAGCCGCTGCGCATCCTGTGTGCTCGGGAGACGCAAAAGAGCATCGAGGAGTCGGTCCACTACCTCATCAAAGCTACCATCGAACGCCTCGGGGTCCAGTCCCTGTTCGATGTCCAACAGAACCACATCCTCGGCATTGAGTCGGGGGCGTTGTTCAGTTTCATCGGCATCCGACAGCAGAACGTAGTCAACCTCAAGAGCTTCGAGGCGGTGGATATCTGCTGGGTGGAGGAGGCTGCGGTAGTCACTCGCAAGTCATGGGAAACCCTGATCCCGACCATTCGCAAGCTCGGGTCTGAGATTTGGGTCACGTTCAACCCCGAACTTGATACCGACGAGACTTACCAGCGGTTTGTGCTCGACCCGCCCGAGGGGGCCTGGGTTCAGGAGATCAACTGGCGGGATAACCCTTGGTGGAACGATAAGCAGGAGAAGGACCGGCAGTATCTCGAACGCCGGAATCCGCTTGAGTATCAGACGGTCTATGAAGGCAAGTGCCGGCCAGCGGTCGAGGGAGCCATCTATGCACAAGAGCTTGACGCACTACAGCGTAGCGGTAGGTTCACCACCGTTTCTCACGATCCACTGCTCAAAACACATACCGTATGGGATCTGGGCTGGAACGATCAAACGGTTATTCTCCTCGTACAGCGGGCCGCTTCGGAGCTACGAATCATCGGGGCCTACATCTCCCGATTCTCGACCTACGAGCAGGACATCTCGGAACTCGACGCGCTCAAGGCCACCTGGAAGGGCCTAGCCTGGGGCACGGACTACCTTCCCCATGATGCCAAAGCAAAGAGCAAGAGTTCAGGTGGCCGATCAGCAGAGGAGATCGTGAAACAGCTAGGCCGACAGGTGGAGATTGTCCCCATCGACTACATCGAGAATGGGATCAAGTTAGTACGCACTATCTTCCCTAGGCTTTGGATCGATTCCAGTGCAAAAGACTGGCTGAATGCCATCAAACGCTACCATCGTCACGTGACGGTAGACGGGTCTAAGACAGGGCAGCCTGTCCATGACGATGCCTCGCACGGGGCGGATGCGCTGAGGTATCTAGCCCAGGTGGCTGACAAACTCCACAACCACGACACCCACAAGTGGGGGGAACTGGCTTACTCCAATGCAGGAATTGTCTGAAAGGACCGAATGAGCGCAGCCCTCTTCGCCAAGATGCACGAGCAGAACCTGCGAATCCTCTCGCTTGAACGCCAGGTGGAAGAATTGGCAAGACAAGTGAACGCACACTTGCTAGAATCTCTCAACGCTGAACGCGCCGTCTCCATTCCGAGACGTGGAAGACCGCGTAAGGTTGTGGGGGATCATGGACATTCTGGCGGCAATTGAGTACCAGGAAGACCTAGCTTCTAGTCGGGGCGACCTCGACACCGAGCGATCCGAAGCCCTCGACCGATATCTCGGCCGTCCCTACGGGGATGAGCAGCAAGGCCGCTCTCAGGTCGTGATGCGCGATGTGTCCGACACCATCGAGTGGATCAAGCCCTCCCTGCTAAAGATCTTCGCCTCAGGCGATGAGGTAGTCCGCTTCGACCCTACGGGGCCGGAGGACGAGGAGCAGGCCCAGCAGGAAACGGACTACGTCAACTACGTGGTGAACCAGAAGAATAACGGGTTCATCATCTTCCACGACTGGTTCCACGACGCCCTGCTCCAGAAAACAGGCTATGTCCTGGTTCAATACCTCACCGAGAAGCAGCAAAGCCGGGAGACGTACAAAGGTCTTACGGAAGACGAGATGGCCCTACTGGCTAAGGACGGAGTGGAAATCCTCCAGCACTCAGCCTACCCCATCACATCGGGAGGAATCGGGCCCCAAGGGGAGCAAATCCCCCCGGTGATGCTGCATGACATCGTCGCCCAGCAGACGAAAGAGTACGGATGTGAGAAGCTGTTCAACATCCCCCCCGAGCAGGTTCTAGTCGCTCATGACTGGCCCAATGTTGACTTCGAGGATTGCCCGTTCCTGGAAATCATCGACTACCCGACCATCTCTGCTCTGAGGCAGAACGGGTATGAAGTCGAGGACGATATCTCTGACGATTCGTCCGACATCAACGAGATGGATACCCGGATTCGTCGCTCCGTGGAGGGTGACGACCTGTTCGAGCCTGGGGATGATGGAGGTTCTGATCCATCGATGCGCCGTGTCAAGTGTCGGTATGCATGGATGATGATCGATGTAGACGAGGATGGGATCGCGGAGCTTAGAAAGTTTGTCATCGTCGGGTCCACGATCCTCAACGGGGATGAGGGCGAAGAGACAGACCTGATTCCCGTAGCGGCGATCACCCCGATTCGACAGCCACATGAACACTACGGCCTGAGCCTGGATGACGTTGTCCAAGACCTTCAGCGGATCAGGACCGTCCTGGTTCGAGGATTCCTGGACAACATGTACGTCACCAACAACAGCCGGCACGCTGTTAATGCAAACCTCGTAAACCTGGATGACCTTCTGGTCACTCGTCCTAACGGCGTGGTCCGTGTCAACGGCGACCCGAATCAGGCAATCGCACCAATCATCACGCAACCGAACGGTCCCGCGATTCTCTCTGCGGTCGAGTACATCGACTCCATCCGGGAATCCAGAACTGGTGTCACTCGGTACAACCAGGGTCTAGATGCCAACTCGCTGAACAAGACAGCGACCGGGATCACACAGATCATGACCGCTGCGCAGCAGCGCATCGAGATGATCGCCCGCATCTTCGCAGAGACAGGGGTCAAGTCCCTGATGCTCATTGTTCATGCGATGGCGATCAGGAACGGCTCATCTCAGGAGAAGATGAAGCTGCGGAACAAGTGGGTTCCGGTCAATCCTCAGGAGTGGAAGACCCGGAAGAATCTCACCGTCGCTGTTGGTCTAGGCACAGGTAACAAAGATCAGATGCTCCAGCACCTGATGATGATCCTGACCGCTCAGAAGGAAGCGCTCCCTCTAGGACTGACAGGACCGAAGGAAATCTACAACGCCCTCGCCAGGCTCACTCAGAACGCCGGATTCAAGCAAACCGAGGAGTTCTGGAAAGACCCCGGGGACAATGCTCAATTGCCTGCTCCTCCAAACCCTGAAGCGATCAAAGCTCAAGCAGAGGCTCAAAAGACCCAAGCCCAACTCCAAGCCGACCAGCAAAAGACGCAGGCGCAACTCCAGGCGGATGCGCAGAAGTTCCAAGCCCAAGCGGCGATTGACCAGGAGCGGATGGCGTTTGAAGCGTCGGAGAAGGAGAAGGACCGACAGTTGCAACTCCAGATCGTTCGCGAGCAAGAGGCGACAAAGCTCGCCATCGAGAACGCGAAACTGGAGCATCAATCGAACACGATGGCCCAGTCTCAATCCTTCGAGGCAGAGAAGCTAGGGGCTACATTTGCCAGGGAAGACGCCAAAGAGGCCCAGGTTCAGGAAAAGACCCAGGAGAAGGACGACGGCATGTCGGAACTCCTAAAAGGTGTTCAAGACGCCCTCGGGATGCTGGCAAAAGAGATGGGACGCCCGAAGAAGCTAATTCGGGGGCCGGACGGCAAAGCGATTGGTGTTCAATGAGCCGCACCATCAACATTGCAGAGCGTACGTACAAACGCACTACCTGTTTTCTTTCACGTATAAGCTGCGTCGCAGCATAAGGAGCCATCATGGCAGTCGGTCTGATGTATACGAGCCGGTTCACCGGCGTTACGGTCACCAACGCAGCTCAGGACATCTGGGAGCTTGTAGCGGCTGCCAGTGTTTCCCTCATCGTGCACTGGGTTAAAGTCACCTTTGAGCCCACGATCACGTCAGGTGTTGCGCAGGACGTTCGGGCGCGCTTTGAAATCTGCGAACGCTCCACCACAGGATCGGGCGGGTCAGCGGTAACGCCCGCAGCGGTTCACCCGCGGAACACCGTGGCTGCCTCGACCACGACCACGCGCACGGTGACGACTCCCGGGACCATCGGTGACATCTTCTGGGACGACTCGGCGTCGATCATCGTTCCTTACGAACTGATCTTCACCCCCGATCTTCGCAAGCCGATCCAGGGTGGCGGGCGGTTGTGCCTGAACCTGACGACCGCTCTCGGCGCGGGTTACGTCGCATCCTCGACGATCTGCTTCGAGGAAATCTGATGCTCCTTGGCTCCAGCACGAGCCATCTGCTGCGCGTCGTCACAGACGCGACCGCAGATATCGAGGTCACCGGCTCGTACATCACCGTCAGCACGGCTACTCCGCCGGTCGTTGATGGCTCGGACACGGGTACCATCATCATTGCGAGTATCACCACCGCAACGACGACAACGATTCTGACTGGGGCCGCGAGCAAGATCAAACGGGTCATCGAACTGACCATCACGAACAACCACGCCAGTACCCCCTGTGGGGTTTCGATCACTCGTGAGGATGGGACCAACACCAACGAAGTGATCGCGTTCACGCTGCTTGCCGGCGAAAACATGGTGCGCAACGAAGCGGGTTCGTGGCTGCACTACGACGTGAACGGTGGTCTTTACCCGAGTGTCGGGAACGCAGCGACTCAGGCCGAGATGGAAGCTGGCACTGCAACGAACAAATACGTCACCCCGCAGGGCGTGAACTGGCACCCAGGAGTTGCGAAAGCGTGGGCCAAACACGCGGTGAGTGCCGGCGTGCCGCAGATGACATCGACGTGGAACGTCACCAGCGTGACCGACTCCGGCGTGTGCCGTGCTGCTCCTGTGATTGCAACCGACTTCTCCAGCGCGAACTACTGCATCCTCTATAGCTTCGAGTGCAACACCACAACCTACAGCGCAACGACCACCGCAGTGATTCAGTGCGTTCGGAACGCGTCCCCTGCGGTGGGTGGATTCACGATGGACCTGATCGAGATTGACGTCGGCCAGACCACCGACCCGAGTTCGTGGTTTTGGGCGGCCTTCGGAGATCAATGATGCAGAACGAGCAAGTGGTTGTCGCGGTTCGTCGCTTGGATGGGCCGGTGGCCTATATGGCATTCCTGACGTGTGGCAGAGGAAGTTTTTTGCCCGCTGGGGCCTCATGGCACCCAAGCAGTCCCAATGGGGAATCAGGCTGGTGGGTTCGTGAGCCGAACGAACTCAACGTGATGCGAGAGATTGAAGCCTGCCCTGAAACCCCGGCAGGAGTCAATGTCGCAGGCTGGCGAGTCTTGAAGGACGGCGAGGCCCCAACGGATCGGACATTCCGGGACGCATTCTTCGACATTGGCGGAAAGATCGTCACCGACATGCCGACGGCAAAGGTAATCCACCGGGGCCACTTGCGGGCACAACGCAAGAGCGAGTTCGCCGAAACAGATGGCGGATGGATGCTTGCTACCAGGGCAAAAGACAGCGCCAAGCTCCAAGAGATTGAGGACAGGGCACAAGCTCTTGCAGATGCTCCAGATGATCCGCGCATCGATGCGGCCACCACTCCCGAAGAATTGAAGGCGCTCACGCTGGACGTGCTCGCCCCCTGAGGGGTAGAGCGTGAATTTCCTAAGGCCCTATGTCCGGCAGATAGTCTACGCGGGGTCGTTCGATGCGACAGCAGCGACCACTGTCGCGGCGACCTTTCCGCTAGCGGTACTCGGTGGCGCGGCCATCTACACCTGCGTCACCTGGGAACCCACAGCCGGACTGAGCGGGGTTTCTGACGGCACCGCGTACAAAGCCCTGCCGAAAGGGCTCATCAACGACGGCGTCAACAACCAAAGCGCGCAGTGTCACGTCCGAGAGGGCGTGCTCCCTAGTGCCTATACCGTCACAGCGACTTTCGCAAGCACGGTTGCCTTCCGGCGCTTGGTGATAATCGAGATTGCGAACCAGTATCAGGGAATCAGTCTCGACTTTGACGCCGGGCAACACCAGCAGAATCCAGGAACCGGAGCCAATGCGGTTTCATCGACAGCCACGGCTGTAACTTGGTCCGGGTTCGATGAACTGATCCTCGGGATTGCATGTCGCACGGGTGGCGGAAGAACCGCGGATGCAACCGCGGGGACAGGCTACACACTCGAAGGCTCGGTGGACTCCCTGAAGGTCTACAGCGTCGAATCCAAGATCAGCGAAACCATCGCGGCGCAGACGGCTACTTTCACGCTCGCCACGGATGGGGCGACAGCGGACGTTACAACCTTCGTCCTGGCGATCAAATCCGGCATGGCGATGCCCAGTGTTGATTGGCTTCAGTTCGGAGCCAAGGGATTGCCTCACTCTGCCCTCTACAAAGTGGACGACTGGCTATGAGCCGTCTCCTACGTGTAGAGAAGTGGTTCGATGACTGGCTGGAACCATCGGCCGCCGCTCCCGCTGCGCCTCCACAACGGCTGTACCTATGGAAGCCGATTGCGCTTGTCGTGCTCGGTTTCTTCCCAGCGGAGGAAGTAAGCCAAGCCAATCACACGCAGCGGCTGTTCTTCGGTCGCACGACCCCAACGGTGGTCGGAGCGCCGTGGTATCTGTGGAAAGCGCCTCTAAGAGTAGATGCCGAGGAGGATATCTATCGAGGCGCGAACCACACACTCCTTCATCGATACCGGCAGTCGTTCCAGACCGTAGGACAGAACTACCGGCAGTGGCCGCCTCCCGCAAAGGGTGACCAGAGCGTAGAACCAGAGCAGCGCGTCGAACAGAACACGCTGCATCGGTTCAGGACGCGGTATCAGACCGTCGGGCAGCCTTTCTCGCTGTGGCCTGGGCCTCAAAAGCGGATCGAGGCGGATGAGTACACGATCCCGCCCCCGGTTGACCTAACCGAGTTCAGGAATAGTCCACCTGCTGTAGCCCAAGCGGGGCAGCCGTTCTTCATCTGGCCTCGCATCCTCGCCAAGGTAGAGGCCGAGGAATACACCGTTCCCGGTCCTAGCCTGTGGCCGATCACGCGGGTTACAACCACCATCACCCAGCCCGGGCAGCCGTGGTGGGCCTGGCCGAGTGCCAAAGCAGATCAGACCCTAGAGCCTGATGCGCAGCGGGTCGATCACCTGCTACTTCATCGGTACCGGGTCGGGTATCAAACGGTCGTTCAGTCGTGGCAATACTGGATCAAGCCTCACCCGCAAAGGGAAGCCGAGGAATACACCGTTCCTGGGCCGGCGAGTCTGTACCCGTTCCGACAGATCACGGTCGCGCCTCCTGTCGGGCAGCCGTGGTACATGTGGCCGGCAGCGGTCGCGGATCAGAGCGTCGAGCCGAATCCGGTTGTCACGGATCACGCGGGGGCTCTTTATCCGTTCCGGCCGCATGATGCGATCACGCCGCCTGTTCCTGAGGCAGTTACTGGCGCCCCAGGGAGGTATCGGTACGTTATCTATATCAACGGCCGCAGACATATCGGCTTCGAGGATGAGATCCGGGCGCTCATCGCCTCGATGGCTGAAAAGGACGCCGATGCCGTCATCGAAGGCAAAAAGGCCCCCAAACGCCGGATTGTCGTCCAGCCTGGGAAGCCGTTCGAGCACGAAAAGCCTGATTTCGTGGCGATGCAGATCGACTTCCGAAAGGTCTACCAAGAAAAGTTAGCGCTCGCTATACTAGAGAACGATGACGACGAAGACTGGCTGCTGCTCCTATGAGTCCTGAAGAGGAAATCATCCGCTCCAACGAGGCCGAACGGCTCATGAACGAGCCGATGGTCAAAGAGGCGCTCGAAAAGATCGAGGCGGGGCTTCTGGACTCGATGAAACGGTGCCCACTAGGCGATATCGAGACACAACATAGGTTAGTGCTCACTTTGCAGTTGCTTGGTAACTTCAAAGGCCATTTTCAAGAGGCGATGACGACCGGGAAACTGGCTCGCCAGCAGATCACCAATCTTCAAAGCGACCCCCTTACGCAAAAGGCCGGCCGCAAACTTAGGAGCATCTTCTGATGGCTCAAATCAACGACGACGCGCAGGTTCAAAGCGATCAAGAAATCGAGAATGCGCTCTTCGAGAAGTTGACCCCGAAGACCGAAACGGTTGAAAAGGAAGAACCCGAGGTAGAAGGACAACCCGAGACAGAGGATGAGGCAGCCGATGGCCAAGCCGAACCCGAAGTCGAAGACCCTGATACCGAGGAATTCGAGTTCCAAGGGAAGACCTACAAGGCCCCGAAAGAACTCAAGGAAGCGGTGCTACGTCAAAAGGACTACACCGAAAAGACCATGTCTCTTGCCGAAGAGCGAAAGCTCGTTCAGCACGAACGTGAAACGCTCAAGATGCAATCGGAGTTCCAGAGCAAGTATTCCGAACACATGGGCAAGCTCACAGGCATGGAAAGCCAGCTAAAGCAGTACGAGGGTGTCGACTGGGAGGCCCTGCTCAGAGCCGACCGGGATCAATACTACCTCCATCGCGACAAGCGGCAGGATCTACTGAACGCCTACCAAAGTCAACACGGACACCTGCAGAATCTGACCGCTGAGTTCCAGCGTGAGATGACGGCTCAGAGGGAGAAAAAGCTCCAGGCCGGCAAACAGATGCTGCGGCACGAGTTCAAAGACGAACCGGCCGATCTTGGGGACCGGATGCTGAAGGTGGGCGAGAGTTACGGCTTCACCCGTCAAGAGTTGGACATGCTGGACGATCCCCGCCAGGCGCGGGTGTTGCGCGACGCTATGAAGTGGCGCGAACTCCAGACGGCCAAGCCGCAGGTACACAAGCGAGCCGATCAGGCAAAGCCGGTCAAAGTGACTACTGCCCGCTCGACTCAATCCACCCAATCAGCGGCCCAAGTAGACAATCTCCGAGCAACGGTCAAGAAAACCGGCAGCGACAAAGCTGCGGAAGACCTGTTTACGAAGCTGCTATCTCGTAAGAGGTAATCATGGCTCAAGTATCTGGTACCACCGACACCATTGACCTTGTCGGTGTGGCCGAAGACGTTGAAGACGCAATCTTCAACATCAGTCCCACGGAGACTCCGTTTCTGACGATGGCGAAGCGCAAAGACGCCTCGAACATCACTCATCAGTGGCAAACCGACGCATTAGCCGCTGCGGCCGCGAACCGCACGATTGAAGGCGACGACGCTACATTCGTGACCGCGACCCCGACGGTGATGCTGCAAAACCGCTTGCAGATCGCTCGCAAGACGCTGATCGTGTCCGACACCGCGGATGTGGTACGGAAGTACGGCCGAGCCCGTGAAACGGCCCGCCTGCTGGTGAAGTACGGCAAGGAACTGAAGCGCGACATGGAATTCGCCCTGGTCACAAACCAGGCAAGTTCCATTGGCGGCTCTTCGACTGCCCGTTCATCGGCGGGGATGGAATCGATGATCGCCGGGAATCGGATCATCGCCTCTGGCAACACGACCGGGACGACACCCGGTTACGGTGGCGCGGACTGGACTACTCCAACGGATGGAACTGCGACCGTCACAGTGACGGAGGCGCTGCTGAAATCCGGGATTCAGGCCGCATGGGATGACGGTGGCGATCCCTCCGTCATCATGATCCCGTATGCCCAGAAGGGACAGATCGCCACGTTCACGGGTGCGGCGAAGTACGCAGGCGCCTACACCAACAACGGGCGGGCACAAGCCGCCCTGATTGGTGCGGTGGATGTGTACATCTCGGACGCTGGGGACCACAAGTTGATGCTCAATCGGTACGTGCGTACGCGGACCATTCTCGGGATCGACCCCGAGTATTGGTCGGTCGCATTCCTCCGAGGCATTCGTTCCGTCCCGCTGGCGAAGACCGGCGACGCCACAAAGAGCATGCTGCTTGCCGAGTTCTGCCTGGTTGGCGACAACCCGGACAGTTCGTTCAAGCTTCAGGATATGGCCTGATCTTTGGCCCTTCGGGGCCTTTTCTCATGGACCTGATCGACAAACGATTCACCAAAGGTGGAATGCTGGAAAAGGCATCCATCGAGGATGGAAATCTTCACCTTCAGACGTTTCAGGACATTGAGCCGAACGTCGAAATGGTGAAGGCCATGAGAAAAGACTCCGACTACACCGCGCGAGGAATCAAACGAGAGTTCGCGCATTCCCTCCATATCTCAGAGGTTCACGTTGTCGCCCTCCTCAATGCAGGGGTGAACGTCTACACAGCGCCAACGAAGGACATCGTGGCGGGGCTTGTGAGACTTGATCTGCTAGAAGCGTGTCGGGTGACAGATAAGAAACTCTGGAGAGGCTGAGTGAGCCTCAAAACAGCCTACGCGCTGTCGCAGGAAGATCCCGACGCAGCGGCGAAGATCGCCAACGACATCCTGCGTGACGACACGGAGAACGCGGGTGCCCTGTACCTCCTAGGGACCGTCCACGCCAAAGCAGAACGGTTCGGAAACGCCCTGCCGATCTTCGAGAAGGTGGTCCGGTTAGTCCCTCGCAGACACGAAGCGTGGAACTACCTTGGGATGTGCCAGCAGGAGTGTCATGAGTTCGATAAGTCGAACCAGGCTTTTCGCAAGGCCATCGATTGGGCAGATAAGGCCAAATCACCACCCGAGACGACAGCGAACTATCTAGCTAACCTGGCTAGTTCGTACTCTGGACAGGGGAACTACTCAGAGGCCATCCGGTGGTGCAAAAGGGCTCTTGAGAAGGATCCAGAACACTCTGGAGCATTGACTACCCTAGGCTTCGCTCAGATCGCTACGGGTGACTGGCAAAACGGCTGGAAGGGATATGAAAACTGCCTCGGAGGCCGATTCAGAAAGATCGTCCAGCTAGGAGACGAGCCCAAGTGGGATGGCTCCTATGTCGAGAACCTGTTCGTGTACGGAGAGCAGGGCCTCGGTGACGAACTGATGTACGCATCGTGTCTGGAAGATATCAAAGCCGGGCACATCACGCTGGAATGTGATCCGAGGTTAGAGGGGTTGTTCAAACGCTCATTTCCACATATCGAAGTCCATGGAACACGCAGAAAAGACCCCTACTGGGCCGAAGGCAAGACTTTCGACGCTGGATGTGCTATCGGCAGCCTGCCGGCTCTGTTCAGACCCACTCGTGAATCCTGCCCTAAAAAGCCGTATCTCATCGCTGATGCAGAGCGGCGACTACAGTGGCGTGCGTTGTTTGATTCTTGGGGCAAACCAGTCATCGGGATCGGATGGACCGGAGGCCGAGCAGCAACCCAGGCCAAAGCACGAAAGGTCGGTCTAGAAGCGTTTCGTCCGATCATCGAAAGCGTTGACGCAGTTTTCGTCAGCGTCCAATACATCGACCCTCGGGAAGAAATCGACACCACTGGACTTCCGGTAAGGCATCTCCCTCGCGCGGTGCAAAGTCCGGACTACGACGACACGGCTGCTTTCGTTGCGGAGCTTGACTATCTGATTGCTCCACCGACGACAATCCATCACATGGCGGGAGCGATGGGCAAAAGCAGCTTGATCCTTGTCCCAAGTCAACCCATGTGGGACTGCGCCTACTCAGAATCGTGGCCGTGGTACCAGGAACAGAAATTCTTCCGACAGAAGAAAGATGAGACCTGGGCCGATTGTCTAAGGAGATTGAATGAACTTCGTATTCATTGGCTACGACCCGAGGCAGCCTCTCGCGTACAACGTGCTTCAGCACTCGATTGTGAGACATGCTAGCGAGCCAGTAGCCATCTGCCCGCTGATCCTCAAGCAGCTTCCGATCAAACGCAAAGGCTTGACGGAGTTCACATACTCTCGCTTCTTGGTCCCGTACATCTGCGGGTTCAAAGGCAGGGCTTTGTTCCTCGATGCCGATATGGTCGTTACTGGAGACGTGTCGGAACTCTTCAACAGCGAGGAGATGAGCGCTGTATCAGTCATGCAGGAACAGCCGAAATTCGAGTGGGCCAGCATGATGATGTTCAACTGCTCTGCTTGTTCCAGACTGACTCCTGAGTTCATCGACAATGAAGAAAATCAGCTATTCGACCTTAAGTGGGCTCCATATGTCGGGAAGTTAGACCCATCGTGGAATCACTGCGTTGGCTATCAAGAACCGAAGGACGCGAAGCTGTATCACTACACCCAAGGTCTCCCGTGTTTCCCTGAGACTCAGGGGCTCCCAGAAGATGCGGTGTGGAACCGCGAATCCGACCTGATGAACTCCACCGTGTCGTGGAAGGAATTGATGGGTAGATCGGTTCACCGGGAGCCTGTGTTGAGAAGGTTACTTTCCAAGTACCAATGATCGGTGTGACATGGATGTGGACCCATCCAAAGCTGGCTTCGGCCCGCTTGCGGAACAACATCCCTTCCCAGGTTCTGAAACTGCGCGGCGTTGTGAAAGACGGCACCGATCTAATCATCGCGTCTAAGCACAACTGGGACGTTTCGACCGTCCGAAAGCGCTTCAAGCGTATGATCTTCGATGTCTGCGACGATCACTTCTCAGACTCAAGAAGGGAGCACTATCTCCATGCCTGTGAGGTCGCAGACCAGATCACTTGCAACTCCGAGGTAATGCGTGAAATCATCGAGCGCGAGACCCACCGTCGAGCAACTGTCATCGACGATCCGTACGAGGATGCAGAGCTTGCGCCGGACGGAACTGGCTCTGGCGTCCTGTGGTTTGGACACTCCCTCAATCTCCCGGACCTTGAACGAGTTGCTCCCTCTATACGTCACCCTCTTACGGTTGTCGCCAGCCACAACTACACACCGGAGCACCTAGATGCCTGTCTCAAAGCGTGCCGCGTTGTCATCTTGCCTACGGGCAAATCGCAAGCAAAGAGCGCGAACCGTGCAGTTAGGTCAATCAGATACGGCAAGTATCCAATATGCGGACACCTACCCGCGTACGGTGAACTCGGATTGGGAAACGACGATTTGGGACTCGCACTTGACCGGGCCTATGAGAGTACCGACTCGGATTTGGTGGCGCGTGTAAGAGCACTTCAAGACTTGGTGAGAGTGCGGTTCTCGCCTGACCTGGTATCGGATGCTTGGGAGAAAGTAATTTGCGGCTCAATCTCGGGTGCGGGACGCGAAAGCTTGAAGGCTTTACTAACTGCGACCTGACCGATGCCGATGTGATCTGCGATGTATTCCAGAGACTCCCGTTCGGCAACGAGACAGCAGACGAGATTCACGCTTACCACGTCTTCGAGCACTGCTACCGATACGACTGCGAGGCGATCCTCAAAGACTGGGTGCGAGTCCTTAAGTACGGCGGGAAACTTGTCTTAGAACTCCCGTGCCTCGACAGCATCATCCAGATATTCAACTGGCATATTGAGCGAGAGAAGCCAATCCCGGTGAACCTGACGATGTGGGGCTTGTTCGGCGATCCATCGTGGAAACGGCCGGAGATGACGCATCATTGGTGCTATTCCCAAGCCGAACTTGGTGACTTGATGACGAAAGCTGGCTTGGTGGTCACGTTCCACAAAGCACAGACCCATCAACCGATCAGAGACATGCGGGGCGAGGGCATCAAGTGAACAACTCGGTTCTAACCTTCGCCAAAAAACATAGGGGGAAGATCAGTGGAAACGTCCTCGAAGTTGGAAGCCAGATTGTTAATGGCACTGTGCGTGACGTTCTCGCTATCAGCGTTGGGTGCGATATGGTGGACGGTCCCGGAGTGGACCAAGTTGTCGATTCTTCTGGCCTGCTGGTTCAGTTTGGGCCTGACTCTTGGGACTGCGTTGTTTCTTGTGACGCACTGGAACACATGGCGGCATGGAAAGACGCCATAGAGAACATGTGGGGCGTCCTGAAGCCAGAAGGGCTCCTGTTCCTGACCCTGGCCAACCCAAGGAAGGGCTATCACGGCTACCCTTCGGATTACTGGAGGTGGCCCATGGAGCGGTTCAAGCTGCTTTTCGGGCAGAACGAGATACTGGACACTTTCTTTGAGGGCCCATCAATGGGAGTGCTTGTTAGGAAGGGCTCACATCCGTTAGACTTGAGCATCAAGCCAGACCCCGTGAGGCGATAGATGGCTCTGAATACCTATGCGGACCTGAAAACGTCGATCCTGGATTGGTCCAACAAAACCAATCTGACAGCGATGGCGCCGGATTTCGTCAGGCTCGCGGAGTCGAAGATTCGCAAGAAACTGCGCACCCGTGACCAACTCACTGCGCTGCCGATCACGCTCACGGACGACTTAGGAAGCCTCCCGACAGACATGCTGGAGGTTCGGTCGGTGGTGGTTGATGGAAACGTGCTTTCCTACGTTCCCGAGGAAGTCTACGACCAGCTGGCCGAGTTCGCTACCGACCCCATCAACTACACCTTCTCGGGCTCACAGATCAAAGTTGCCGGCGGCGGGGACTCGACTGCGAGACTTGACTACTATCACGCCTACACCGCTTTATCGGCCGCCAGCGACACGAATTGGGTGCTGACCAATGCCCCCGAGGTCTACCTGTACGGGAGCCTTGTAGAGGCGTTTGACTACCTCCGCGATGGAGTGGAGCGCGACAGGTACATGCAGAAGTTCGAGCAGACCGTGGCCGAACTGAACCTGACCGAGAAAGTGTCCCTCTCCGCTGGACCGATGAGAGTGCGACCGGACACCTTTACCCCATGATCCCATTCATAGGATTTGTTCCCGACGTCGATGAACTGACGCCAGGCGCGATCCTGGATGCCAGCCAGATCATCCCAACGCAGAAGGGGATACAGGCATGCCCATCCACGGTAACAGCAGGCCCATCTGCCTTACCTGCGGAATGCCGGGGCGCCGCTCTGCTACGGAATCTGTCTGGCGTGAACCGGCTTATTGCGGGGACCAGTACGAATTTATTCGAAGCTGGGTCCACGGCATGGGGCACAGTCTCCGCTTCGTCCGCTGGTTACAGTCTCGGAACGGACGACCGATGGAGCTTCTGCCAGTTCGGCAACTCAGCAATCGCGGCGACGATCAGCGAGAAAATACAACGTAGCACCAGCGGCAACTTCGCGACGATCACTGCCGCACCCAAAGCCCAGATCGTCGAATCACTCAAGGGGTTCGTCCTTGCGCTACATACCAACGAAACTACCTTCGGTGATAGTACAGATCGATGGTTTTCCTGCGCTCAGTATGATGAGACTGACTGGACCCCAAGTGTCGCAACTCAGTGCGCTACCGGCCGCCTCGTTGAAGGCGGCGGTCCTATCACTGCTGGCAGGAAGCTCGGCGACGATCTCATCGTCTACAAACGCCGAGCCATGTTCATCGGCCGATACGCCGGTCCTCCCTCAGTCTGGGACTTCGTCCAAGTCACAACGGAAATCGGGTGCGTTGGGCAAGAGGCGGTCATAAACATTGGATACGCCCACATCTTCGCTGCTGAGGACAACATCTATCTATTTGATGGGGTCCGACCACAGTCAATCGCTGATGGGAAAGTTCGAGAGTGGTTCACCAGCAACCTCAACCCGGTCTATAACTACCGGACAAAAGCCTTCTGGGACAAGCGAAGAAACCTCGCGTGGATCTTCTTCGTCTCCACCGGAGGATCGTCAATCTGCGACTCCGGCCTGGTTTACCACACGCTCACAGGTCGATGGGGATACGTCACACACGATGTGGAGGCAGTGGTTTCCTTCGTCGTCGCGGCGATAACCTATGACGGGGGATCCCCCCTCATCACGACCTACGATTCTGGCCCCTCAATCTCCTACGATTCGCCGTTCTGGCTCGCAGCTGCCGAAAACGGGGCCGTTTTTACAGACGACCATGTTCTGAAAACCTTCTCAGGTACCGCTGAGGATTCGTCCTTCACTACGGGGGATATGGGCGACGAGGATGCCTACTCGTTCTGTGATCGACTTCAGGTGAGGTACTTCGATTCTCCAGACACCGCAACTGCTACAGGGTTTGTCAAAGACGACGAGGGGGTATCGCTGCAAACCTCATCCTCTGCTTTGAGGGATGACAACGCATTCGACTTCCGTCAGACCGGCAGATTCCACAGGTTCCACGTGGAACATACCGGGAACTGGGAAGCGGGAGGGGTTAGGCCGAGGTTCAAACGCGGTGGTTCACGGTGAAACTCCCCACCACCGACCTAAGACTAGACTTCAACCTCGAACGGCTGGTCTACAAACTCAGTGATCTACTGAGCAGGACGAACCAGCAGGTAAACCAATCCTCCGAGGGACAGATCACCGCGGTGCACAACGCCAGGACCGCGGCTCCTACTACAGGAACCTACAAACAGGGCGACCAGATCAGGAAGGTCGATCCTGTGGAGGCAGGGGCTGCTGCTTCCAAGTACGTGATCATCGGATGGGTTTGTACCGCCTCAGGGACTCCGGGAACGTGGCTCGAAATGCGCACGCTTACGGGAAATTAGTGTAGACTCACTCTCAGGCCAAGCCTAGCGCAGCCACCTTCGGGTGGCTTTTTTCATGGAAATCTTCCAATGCACTGCTGCTGAGGTAGACAAAGCCTGGCGCGACGGGGCCCACAAGCTATCCGAAGCCTGCAAGTGGGCATCCCGTGAAATCACCCCGGACCAGCTAAAGTTCCTGCTTGCGAGAGGTGAGCGCACACTTATCGGTCTGAGGGATGATGGAGTCATCAAAGGCTGGGCTGCGGTTCAGGTTCAACAACTCCCCAATATCCGAATCCTCTACATCTACGCCATGCAAGGTGACGGAGCGACCTCCAAAGAGAGCTTCCAACTCCTGAAGCAGTACGCCGAATCGAACGGGTGCTCTGCGATCCGGGGGGCTGTGAGGGCCTCGATGGCGAGACTGGCGAGGCGGTACGGCGGGGTGGAACTCTATACAACGGTGGAGCTTGTGGTATGAGTGGCGGCGGTTCTGATTCAACCCAAAGCGGCCCGCCCGAGTGGGCAGTCCCGTTCTTCCAGAACTACATGAACCGCGCGGGAGCGGTATCTGATCTTCCGTACCAGGCCTATCAAGGCCAGCGGTTGGAAGCGATGAACCCCTATCAAGTCGGAGGGCTCAACGCGACCGCGAACCGAGCGATCCAAGGCAACTCCTCAGTCGGTGCGGCGAATCAGAACCTCACCGACACTTTGGGTGGGAAGTACCTAGGGCAAGGCAACCCGTATCTCCAACAGCAGATTGATGCTTCCTCTCAAGACTTAGTGCGGAACTACAACACCGCAATCAAGCCTCAATTCGACGCGGCGATGACTCGATCCGGTTCCTTTGGAAATTCGGGAATTCAGGAAGTAGGCCAAGCGGCGCAGAACGACCTTCAAAAGAACCTCGCCAACATCTCCACCGGGATGCGGTACCAGAACTATGGAGATGAGCGAAACCGCCAGATGCAAGGCACCTCCCTCGCTCCGGCAATCGCCAATCAGGATTACGTGGACACCCAGGCCCTCTCTGGGGTTGGTGATGTGTTCAACAGGTACGGCCAGGCCCAAAGGAATATCGACTATGAAAACTTCCAGGAAGCCAGGGACTACCCGAAGAATCAACTCGCCACCCTCGGAAGCGC